TGTGAACCAAAAAGTTCGCCTTCGCGTTGTTTCCTTTCTGCGTACGGAAGTTTTTGCCATTCCTCCAATGTTAACGCCCCCGTTGGTCTTGCGACTTGTGGCGCGTTTTGGGTAACATTATCGGTTTCCGCTCCAAACAATACCGGCCATTCCTCCGATAATGTTTTGGCGACAAGGTCGGCCCCGTAAATAGTTCCCGTTTCCTTGTCTATTTGAACCGTATCAAGTTGGGCCAATTGAACCGCCTTTTCGACATACTCGGGTTTTAATCCAAGTTTTTGAAGTTCTTTTTTTAGCTCAACCGTTTTGGTTGCCGTAACCCTTTCGGTTTTGGCCTTATCAACAACCCCCGTTAATTCCTCGACTCGTTGTTTTTGTTGCTCATAAAGGGCTTTATAATCTTCTTTTTCTTTTAGCGCTTTTTCTTCACCCTCTCGGATTTTTTTATTTAGCGCCTCAACCTGTTCCTGCAATTTTTGGTTTGCGGAACGAAAATTATCTTTTTCGCCCTTTAACTTACTAACAAAACTCTCATCGTAAGTTTTATCACTATCGGCCCCACTGGTAGCCGTAGGGGCGCCCACTGGTGCGCCCGGTTCGTTTGTAATAGTATTATTACCGTTTTCGTTTCCCTTTTCAAGATTCATAACTTCAATCTCCTAATCGCTCGTTTAATATCGTCGTTATATGCTTTTATTATTATACGTTGTTCGCCCTTTGTTAATTCAAAAAATGGCCGGGGAATTGATTTAGTCGGGGACGTTCGGCCCGCTTGAACAAATATTGCAACCTCGGCGTTTGTCGGAACTGATTTTTTATTAAATAGGCTGTGGTTTTTATATGGGGTTCTTTTTGTATCAGGAATAAATAAAGTAAACCCCAACCCGTTAATTTTAAAATCAATCGAATCAAGCATTTGCCCGGAAAATGTTAAATTTGACCGCGTTTCCCCGAAAAACTTACCCGTTTTAGGCGGTCGCCCGTCCGGACCTTCAATGAATACGGTTCGTTTTCCCCCGCCAGTTTTAAAGGTTCGCATAATCCCCGTACCCTCGCGAATGGAAATTGTATTTTCCTCTAATGGGGCAAGTCTATAGCTCTTTTCGCCCTTTGAACCTAGTCCACGCTTTACCCGGCGCCAAATAATCTCTCGGGTTCTTTTGGCCAATCGCCTAAACGTATTCCGTTCAAGTAATTCATCTTTTAATAAATCTAATTTATTGGCCGAGCGATTAACGTCGGTTACAAAAAGTTTATTACTCAATTTGAAAGTCCTCGTTAACGTCCACGGTCGAAACCCCGGTTAGCGCAACGTTCGCCTGAGAGTCGCCAACAACCCCCACGCTTAGATTAAATTCGAGGGTTTCTTTTTCGAAGTCTATTAAATTAATTATTGATTCCTCTCCAAAATCGCGGATTGTTCTTTTTAAAAGCCTATCCTCGTCCTCGGGGGGTAATCCTAGGAAATCTCTTTTTATTTTTCTTAGTTTTCCCTTTTTCTTTTTCTTGCCTTTCGTAACCGCCCCGAATCGCCTTTTTAATCCGTTAATATGGCCATGGGCCTTATCGTTATTGAATTGGTCGGGAATATGAATTTTAATTATCCTGGAATTGGTTTTCCCAACCCGCATCGAAGCAAGCATTTCCCCGGTTAATTTCAGGTTAACGTTGTTTGCTGATTTTTGATAAATCTTAAATTCCAAACTATTTTGGTATCGGTTTGAATATGGCTTAAAAAAGGGCGAATTGTTTTTATCAATCCGGCGCTTTTCCGTCCTATGCGCAATCTCGTCAATTACGGCCTCGCCATATTTTTGTTTGAATATCGCGCTATTCATTAGGCCCCTGAGTTTAGATTGAACCGCACGGGGGCGTCCGGACATTGCCCGATTAAATACTTGAATTAAATCAATCTCATATTTAACCTTACTCGCCATCGTCCTCGTCGTCCTCGTCGTCTTGTTCTGGTTCGCCCAATTCTAGTATTCGGGCGGCGGCCATTTCTTTTTCTTCTTCAATTTCCGCTAGTAATTCGTCAATCTCTGTTTCCGACATACCCGGATTTAATCGTTTCAATTCGCGCTTTTTAGTTGAAAAACCTTTTTCAATTCTAAATGCGGCCTCATCTAGTTTTTCTTTTTCCGATTTAACAATTTTTACTTCGGGGAAATGAATTGATATTTCAAAATCCGGGGAAAACTCGTCGTTGTATTTACCGCTCAATAATCGGCGTTGGCGCCAGAATGGAATTAGATTTTTGGAGAGTTTCGTCCAAACGTCTTTTTCGGCATCAACAAAATATTGTTGTTGATCCTCTCGATCCTCCATTGATTCCGATTCATCCAACATTTTAGAAATGCCCGACGCTGCGTTTTTGGTTGTCAATTGCCCTTGGATTGAACCCGCGGATAATGATTTAGTTGATAACAAGAAGGCCAATACCGCCTCAATCATTCTAAGCATTTGATCTATATCAACCTCGGGTTTAACCTGGTTTATTTCCGGGCGCTCGCCGTCCGGGCCAAACTCAAGGTTAACAACCGAATTAGGATTAATAGGGATTTCCCCATCAACTCCAATTGTGTAAATCATTGACCACGCTTGATATTTACTCGCAAACGATAGGTCGGATAGCAATAAAGGAATAGCAACCCCAACCTTTAATAGATCATCGTCCGGAAGCGGAACCAATTGCGTATCCGATTCGTTGATATAAGTAAAAGGCAAAACCCCAAAAGGGTTGGAACCCGTAGTATTCCCCATTGCTGCCATCATTCCTAAATCTGGTTCGCCCTTGCCGTTTGTTATTAAAAAGTCCTCGTCCGTCCACCATTCATAAACTCTTTTCGCCGGGTCGTGATCCCATGCCAATATTTTTAAAACAGTATCGGGAATTTGGGGGTCAATGGCCGAAGTAGAAAAAACCTCGTATGAACCGCGGGGAATTGTTCGCAAACTCGGGATTCCGAATTTATTTAGATATATTTCAACCAGCGCCCTTTTATATAATTTAAAATGGCGGTTAGCTGTTTTCATGCAACGATTTATTTTTAAACCGTCCTCGTAAACCTGAATTAATTCGTTGTCGTCCTCGTTGCCGTCCGCCGACTTTCTCATGGGGGCAGTTTTGTAAACCATGCTCAATTTGTTAACAATTTTCTGGACGATATTTATTGGAATCATCCGTTGATTTAATTCAACAATAGATTCCGGTTTTTTAAATTCCTCAAAAAGGGCCTCTAAAACAACATCACGGATTTTGCCGTGATATATCCAATCCCGACGAATATCCTCGTCGCGTAAATCTTGCATTTCAGGGTTTTCTAGTATTTCAATATTCGACTGAATTAATCCGGGGGTTAAACGTGGCATATAATTATAATCCGTTACGTTAAAATATTATTCATTAATAAGTATAAGTTAATAATACGACGCCGTAAATTTGGCCTTTCTTTTCTTGATTATTCCATGAAAGAACCAATCCCCATAGCTAAAAGAATCCGAGGCGTGACTGAGATCAATATTATCCTTCGCAATCGACTTTCCGTCCTCGCTCCATGCGGTTAGCTCCAAGTCTTTAATAAGGGTTTTACAACTCGGATCAATGAAATGCTTCCGATGATACAAATTTGAGTTTGCCGATATTATCCGCGATTCGACGGGCGGATTCTTGAAACGCTCGGTTAATAACCCGGCGTCCCTAAAATGTTCATAATTGGTTTTCGTTATAGCAACGTCCCTTTTGTTGTTTCCGGTCGCGTCCCCGATAACGATTACGGGGCGGGTTGGGTATTTGGCCTTGATCTTTTTGGCCATGATCCTAGAACCCTCAAATTTTAAATGTTCCTCGCCAATCGAATAAACTATATCGTTGGCCCTATCGTAAAACATATAGGTTCCGCAATAATTTGCAATATTGTAATCCGTAAAAAAATATAATTGGTCTTGATCTGATAATAAGTGTCGGCATGGTTTAACGTGGACGTCGCGGGAAAATTCATTATAAACCGCCCCAACGTTAATTAATAATCTTTTCGCCGCGCATTCTTGTTCAAATAAGCGGGGGGAATAAGTCGAGCGAAGCATTTCAACATATTCCTCGGATAATGATTTATTTTCCCAAGTAGGGGCGATTAATATTTTTTTATCTGGAGAGTTATTATCGAAATAATCCGAAACGAAATTAAACCCGTTCGGAGTCGATGTAATCCGTAACAATTCAGGTTCAACCCTCAACCGCCCGAGCATCGCCCGCCATGCTTCCGGTTTATAATATTCCGCCTCGTCGGCCATGATAATAGAAATGTTTGGCCCTCGAAATGCCGAATCGTAGTTAACCGCCCCAACACAATAAATCGTTACCCCATTCCAAAAAGTAAATGTTTGGGATGATTTGTCGTGTTTATAATGGACGCCCTCGACGAGACTAAACATTTTAAATATTGAAAGTAATTCAGGCAAAACCGCCTTTTTGAATTGCGGAATATCCCGCGAAACAATCATAAAGTTTTTTCCGGCGTATTTAAAAACAGACAAGGTTATAAACAGGCAACCCGAAAAAGTTTTTCCGTAACCGATCCCACATTGGAGTAAAACCGATTTTTCCGGGGCGTGGATAAACTCGTTCTGTTTTTCCCATAAAGTTAGGTTGACGTCCACTGTTAACCGTTTGTTAGTTCTGTAATTTTATCTTGTATAGAATCCCATGCCTTTAAAAACCTTTTCGATGGGAACTCGTCCCCCCATAAAATCCAATTAGGCAATGCGACGATAAAAAATAAAATCCATAAAAAAGAATAAAAGGCCCTTATCCATAAAAAAGAATAAAAGGCCCTTTTAAAAATAATCATTCTATTTCTCGACGGTAATATTTAGATTTATATTATTATCTTTTTCGGCAATTTCGGATTCGGGTTTTTCTTGCCATTTGAAACGGTTTTTCATGTTGAAAATCCAAAGGGCGGTATTTACTTGTTTGCCGTCTTTGGTGTGAGTGATATTTTCAACGGCGGTTTTTTCCCAAAAAAGGCGCGATAACTCATTTCCTTTTTGTATGGCGTCGGAAAAGTTATCATGCTGTTTTTTCCATTCGTAAAGGGTATCTTTACAAATACCCAACAACCCCGCAACTGATTCCGTGGAAAAACCTTTTGATAAGTGATCTATTATTTTTTCAATCATTTTTTCTTCGGATTTTTTAGTTTTTGGGTATTTTGTTGGTCGCCCCATGGCCATAATAATTTTCCTGGTTCCCTTTTAGAGTTTATCATAAACTCCTTGGGGTATAGAGTCAAAATTTAGTCGTATGAGTCAAATTTAATAAGGCTATAATTTTTAACTTTTTTAACTGAAAAATTACTTGGCAACTCTTTAATTATTTTTCGCATTGAGCGAATAGCTTGTTTTTTACTTTTTTTACCATGGGGAACTTGTATTTTAATAGAAACAATATGGTTCAAATGATCCCCAAAACCATGCTCACATTTTAAAAAAAAATTCCATTTATCCATCATTTTATTTTTCCCTGTTTAAATTATTTTCCTCTCGGTTTACAAAATCCTCGTATAAATCAAAATTTTCCATAATGAAGTTAAACATTTTTTCGAATGCGTCCGTTTTGCCGTCCGGATTATTTTCTAAAAAAAGTTTTTGGTTTTCCGTTATTCTTATATGTAATATTTCGGGTTTCATTTTACCTAATCTTTGCTTCTAATATTTCTACTGCATCTATTAATTCTAGCAAGCTGTTTTTTATTTTATGTACTTCTTCGTGTATAAAAATGGATTCATAATCAGTTATAAAATAAACCCCGGAATCGTCTTCTATTTTATTTAAAACTCTTTTGGCCCATTTTATAGAATAAATTTTTGCCATTTTATAATCAAAAGAACAAACGGGCATTTGTTGAGAAAAAGACATCAGATATAATTTATTTTTATTTTTATCTATTTTACAAATAACAAACATGATTATACCCCTTTTAAATATAATCTTTTTTTATTGAACAAAATCCATAAACCTTTTGAACTTTTATTAACCTTCCTAAAATATTTTCTTTTCCTATCCCTATACCATTGGCCTTTTTTTCTTTTTATAAAATGCAAAACCCTAACATCACCATAAGCTACTAACGACAAGTCAATTAAAACCATTCGCAAACAACCCCATTCTTTTTTGGCAAACGCCTGGAAAGGGCGATTATGTCTTTTTAAAAACCTAACTTCAGATTGAATTAAATTCATCCCCTGCCCCTTTATTTAATAATCCATCGGCTCTTGATCTAACAACATCTCTAAAATCCAATTGTTCAATCCGCCCTCGACTTTTTCCGTTAACTCTTTTTTTCCTTTGGAATTATAAATTTCTGATAACGTCCCATATTCCTCCGGTGACAATTCTAGTTCCAATCTTAATGTCAATGGCCCGTGTTTTTCTGATTTCATTTCCTACCCCTTATTTTATAAATGTTCCCCAACTCATAAAACCGCAATGAATATGATTTTCATCCGCCCATAATGAATCGAAGGCCTGATTTGTCCAAATTCTTTTTATGTTCCAACCGGGATAATCTTTTAAAACCTTAGTTAATTTAATTCTTGATTTGGAAATAAACGCTTTTTCGTTTATTCCATTCTCATCCTCTATAATCATGCAATGCGCTTCAACCATTGGAAGTTTTTCAAATTCTTTTGTTGGTAACCCTTTTATCTTGTTCATTTCCTACCCCTTATTTTTTGGCCCTAATTAAAGGGCCTGATTAATTTTATTTTAATGTACAGTCCGGATTGTCCCATTTTCCGGCATGAACCTTTTTCCCAATTTCTAGTTCATGGTGTGAACCTTCGTCCCTTGAGACAATAAAAACACCCCCTTCCTTGGCAATAAAAATAACCGTTATAGTTCCAAAACTATCAACTTTTTTATTTATATATAATTGGATTGTTTTCATTTGCTACCCTTTGTTTGTTATCTATATATTAACAAATGTATTAACA